AGCTTGTTGCCTAAAAACAACAGTAGGTTAGTGAGTACTAACCTTTGAGTAATTGTTGTTCCTGTGACTCTTTTATGTCTTCTTCAAATTCGGCAACTCTCAAACGATTTAGTTCAATCATCAAATTGATTTTTTCGTTTTCGTCTTGAGTGATTCTTTTTTCAAGTTCACGAATCTTTGCTCTAATTTCATCTCTATACGACATAATCTTCTTTCTCTTGTTTAGCTAATCTGTAAAAAGACTTATCGTGGTGTTTTTGTTTATCATGCTTCATTGATTCATGGTCACGATTTTTACGAAACTTTGTTTTTGTTGGTTTCTGAAATTTCTTGCCGCCAGAAAACATACCTCTCCTTACAAGATGGAATCTGCAATACCGAGCTCTACGACTTCATCTGCTGACAACCAAACATCGCTCGGCGGTAAAAGTTTGGTTTTCACAGTTCGTGCATCAAGATCCGAACATTCAGTCAACAAATCAATCATTCTTTGATTCATTCTTTGCGCTTCTTTGAGTTTTGTTTTGAGGTCGTGAAATTTACCTTCAGTTACCTCACTGTATTGGTGACACATGATAGTGGTGTTTTTACCAATCATTCTGTGACCTTTCGTGCCGGCAACAAAAATAAGAAATGCCGAAGAACACACCGATCCAATACCAATGGTACGAATAGGTTTCTTTGACATACGCATAATGTCAATCAATGCAAAAGCGTCAGTTAGATTGCCACCATCAGAATTGATATAGAGTGTGAGTGGATCTTCACCTTTGAGATTTTCATAAACGATCCAACGAATAGCTTTACCTACGGTATCTTCATTTATAACACCATTGATAAAGTGGGTATGACTTTCAAGAAAACCTTCATCAATACGGTCATCTACCGAAATGAAATCATTATTTTTTTGAGTCACGATTTTTTTCCCATTCATAAGCTGTTTGTAGAATGTCTATTATATCACGCTTTGGTCGGTAATGCAAGACTTTTTGGGCAAGCGTTATGTCTGCCGTGAGGTGCGAAGGGTCACCAGGTCGTTTCGGTAATATTTTATAAGTAAGTTTGCCGGTAATGTTTTCTACCTGTTGAATTATCTCTTTTACCGAATAACCTTTGCCTGTACCGAGGTTGAGTAAGATAGAAGAATTTGACTCAAGGTATTCTGCTGCGGTGATATGAGCATCAACCACATCTGAAACATGAACATAGTCACGAACACAAGTACCATCGTAGGTGTCATAATCGTCTCCATATATTTGTATGTTATTTAGATTTTGTAATATTTTTGGAATTAGATGTGTTTCTGGAATGTGATCTTCACCAAACTCCATTTCTTCATCGGCACCTGCTAGGTTGAAGTACCGAAAAATGACATACTTGACACCAGATTGTTGAATAGCCAACTCTGCACAATATTTGCTGCCTGCATATGGATTGTTGAATGGATTTACCTCATCATATTCTCGCAAAGGCCTGTCTTTAGATGAATAAACACCTGCGGTAGATGAATAAATTATTTTATTTACATCATAGAACTTCATTACATTGAGTAGTGTAATGGTCGCAGAGACATTGTTTCGGTAGAAAAGTGTGGGTACAAGTGTTGATTCAGCAACCTCAATGTAACCGGCGAAGTGAAACACCGTGTCAATTTCGTTGACAGCAAAAATACTTCTCAAAACATCTCCATCTTGAATGTCAACGCACAATGCACGGTCAATATATTTGTTTTGTATTTGTTTGATATCAAGACCAATTACATACCACCCATTTCGTTTGAGTGCTTTGGCCATATGTGAACCAAGATAACCGGCCGCACCGGTAATCAGAGCAGTTTTCATTCTAAGAATCTCGCTCAGAGAGTATTGGTTTAGAGATAGGCCACCATATGTTGTAGTCTGGGTTGTTCCAGCGTATGGTGAATTGAGAATTGCGTTCATAATATGCGTCTAGTTTGTAATGAAACACAACATGCTCAGACATTACTAAATGAGCATTGCCAAATTTTGGTGGTACTAATACTTGTTGACGATTTTTATCCGAAAGTGTAAAAGATACCCATTCACGGTATTGTGGATGTTCTGGGTCGCAATTTACAACAACAAAATAAAAAGACCCATGCAAACAAGAAATCAGTTTGGTTGTATGAGAGTCACCGTGAATTCCTCTCAACACATGCTTTCGTGAGGTACTTACACTATCAAGAATAAAATTGTTGTGTATGCCATGCTCACGGTAAATTTTGTCATTGTAAATTTCAGTGTTGGTGCCACGAAAATCTTCATGGCAAACAGGTGGTGTTATCAGTAGAACACCTTCCAAATCAGTTTTTTCAATTCTCATGCTACAAGTGTAATATTAGGACCAATTGAAAGTAGTGTAGATTTCTTCCAAGGAAAATCATTACCGTATCTTTGTCCCATTGCATCATTACCTTGGTCAAAGAATTCTTTTGTTACAGAATTCGGATTGCCATCAAGGCGGTAACAAAGTGTATGTGCATTAGTGCAAGCAAATTTTGGAAAGTGTTGTTTTAGATTGTAAAAAAACTGCCTGTCAGCACCCCACTGACCATACCAGGCGTGGCCAATACGAGTAGCAACATCACGCCTAACAATAAAAGATGAGGTATCAATATGGAATACTGAAGGATCAAAATATACAGGCCACTTACCAAGCGATTCACAATTGTCTTCACAGAGAAATTCTCCTTTTTTGTCATAAATTTTACGGAGCGAATATGCCCAATCATATCCTTCTTCCAACTTCTTTACTAACTTCTCAACATGGCAAGGTTCAAACCAATTGTCTTCATCAAGGTAACAAATGGCATCGGCATTGACAAGAAATGAACATGCGGCATAGACACGGTGACCATACCAGCCTTTACCAATATTGTCTTCAAGGATTACAAACTTCGCTTTGGAATAACCTTCACAATTATCAAAGACTACTCGGCGATGTTCATAACCATCAATGAAAATGTAGTGCGAAATATCCTTGTAGGTTTGTTTATTGACAGACTTGATACATTGTGTAAGTGTAAATGCACCAATCGTAGGCGTAACAACCGCAACTTTCATTATTCAACCCATTGTTTCAAAATATAAGAAGACGAATTCATTTTATGTTCGCCGCCAACACCATAACGAAACTCAACACCTTTTACAAAAATTTCACGATTGTTTGTTTCATTACGGTCACCGCCATTTGCAAAGATGATTTTGTGATTATTGAATTGTTTCTTTACTCTTTCAAGTAAGTCGCAAGCCGACCCATCTTCATCGTTGAATTCCATTGCGAGGTCAACATAACGAATAGAAGACACCACCATAAATCTCTCACGAAATGACATAAAAGGTTTGCCTTTTTTTCGTGTGAGCCATGGGTCAGAATTTATACCAGCAATCAAAATATCACCAAGTTCTCTTGCCGATTTGAATAAAGCAATATGACCAGAATGTGTCGGGTCAAAACCACCAGAAACTACCACAACAGTTCGCATTGTTTACATTCCAGGGTAAGCTTCTTGTACCAGTTTCTTTGTGAGGTTATTGACTTTGAATTTTCTTGTAATCATGTCAGCAAGAATTTGTGCTTCGTCTTTGTGTAAAGATTCTAACACCACCACAAGCAATTGTTTTTGTTTTTCTTGTGATAGACCTTCTGGTCTTTGTGGATGATTTTTTACAAACCGATAGAGTTTGGGTATCTCACTCTCAAGGTATGTGTAATTGAGTCCGGCAGGTTCAACTGCTGGTCGCCATTTTGGTACCTCTACATCAAATTCAATTTTTGTGTTGAGTGCATAGATAAGAAATTCACGAAAACGAGGATGGTCGTATTTGCGTAAAACTGCCAGGCGATCATTTTTCGTTTCTGCCTTTTCAAATTCTTCAAGCACTTCAGAATATAGTCTACCGTTTATCATTAGAATTCATCAATATTTTCAAGTAGGTTTTTGAGACGGTTCGCAATCATGTAGTTCATAAATTCTTGTTTTGAATTACCTTTTGCGTTCTCATAGGTATGTAGTATTTCTTCTTTCAGTTTTTCAGGTATTTTTGTAAGGTCAATCAATGTCTCATTTCGTGTGTAGTTACGAAACATTTCATCATTACAAAACTCTTTTGGTTCTTGGTTCATCCAGTTTATAATCTTTGCTTCTGTGATTGGCTTCTGGCGACCACCAGCAACAAAGATATCATCAGCAGAAAGAATGTTTGGAATGCCATCACCCTTATCACCACGAATTACCAACTGTTTCAATTGTGCTGACGGTAATGGTTCTTTGATAAACTTCTTCAGAATCGGTGAGTATTGTTCAACATTAGGAAATCTCTGTAACTGAGCAAAGTCTTTGTCGGATGAGAGAATCATAATCTTTTCATTTGCTGCCCGATTCATTGTCAGTGTAGCAATGATATCATCGGCCTCAAAGTATGAACCTCAACAACCTTATAAGGTGAGTGTTGTTTCAATTCTTCTTTGATAGTATTGAGACAATCAAAGATCGTATTCCAATCATGCCCAGAAGACTCTCTTGCTTTTTTACGAGAGGCCTTGTAATGTGGAAATATTGATCGCCGCCAATAATTCTTATTATCGCAGGCAAGAACAACTTCAGGTCCATGTGACTGTTTGAATTTCTTCACATAGGTACGAATGGTGTTCAATATCATATGGCGAACCAGGCCTTCTTCAACTTGCGTCTTAGAAGACCCGATTTGTTCCATCAGATTAGATATTGCCACCTGATTGTAGTCTAAAATTATCATGTTTCAATCATATCATAAAAAAACCACCAGTGCGGCAATAATTATGTATTATTGGCAATCATTCTGTAAGGTAAGAACCACAATTCTATCATAGTACGAACATAAATGTCAAATACTATTATAGCAAAATTCATTGTTTACCCAATCTCATCCAAATCAAGAATCTCTTCTTTTTTTGGTGATGGTTTGTTTTGAACTGGTTGACTTGGTTGTGCTTCTGCTGGTTTTTCTGGTTTCAAAGGTGATGCCAACATGATGCCAGAAAGTGTACCAGTCAAGAAGGTTGCAATTGGAATAATGAGTTCAAAAAACTTTGTATCAATTGGACTGATTGCACCAAGTGGTTGTGTAACGAAAATCAAACTATACAGAACAACAAAAACAATACCTATCAATGTGACGGCCAAACAAACACCAATAAAAACTTTCATGCGAACCATAAGCTCTTCTTCCGTCATTCTTGGTTTTGGCTCACTTTTCAACGCTTCTCTTAGTTGCTTTATAAACTCAATCATTTACATTCTCCTTTTTTTGTTGCAGGTATTGGTTGTAGATTTTCTTTTCCAGCTACATAATCAAGAACTGCTTTTGATGTTCCGTTACTAAAAATGTGTTCTGGGCAATCTCTATGCACTTCACATCTTGGTTTTTTACATTCTTCTTTATCCCAATTTTCCATATTTTGACATGGATAACGATATTGTTGTTCACATGCCACAAGAACAAAAGGAATAAAGAGTAGTAATAATATCTTCTTCATACACTCTCCTTAATTAGCTAATGGGTTATCTAAAGCCTTTTTAATTTTGTTGTCTACTTCATTTCTTATGTTTTTCAACTCACCAGCAGTTTCCCGTGACATACGATTCATTTCAGCATTCAATTCTTTGACTGTAACATTTACATCATTGCGAACATCTTTTATAGTATTGTCTACATCTCTTTGGCTCTGACGAACATTTCTTTCAACAGAATCCAATACACCTTCAACCCTTCTTATATCTGATTTTAGATTGTTGTTTATATCTCTGGTATATTCTACTGCTTTGCTTGTGTTTTCCTCAAGCACAGCCAACTTCTTATTTATTTCTGATAAATCTGGAGTGACATATTCTTGTATTGCGGCTTTCATATCCATGTAGTCTTTGTATACCTCAAATGCACCATAAAGACCACCAAGTATTGTTGTTACAATTGTACCAGCAATCATTAGTTTTGCTGG